TTATTTTTTCAACTGGCTTAGGACTGCTCTATTCATATCTGAATACATAGTAGGCTTACTTCGATTATGATTATACGCTATATCATCATGCTTTTTGTTTCTATCAATGTAACACTCTGTAATCATGTCGACCACCTCACCGTCAGCAATATTATTCAGCACTTTGTTAACAATCACTGTGTCGTACAGTAATGCAACTCTCTCCAATAAAAGCTCATCCTTCTTTTCAACCAGATAGTGATCCCATACATGACTTGGGTCACCGGCATTCTCCATGATGACATCCTTCATCACGACTGAGCTTACTCCATACATGTCATTCATTATCTCATCATACTTCAACCGATTCGCTTCTATCTTAGACAAGTTTCTATGATAGTTCCGGCATTTGTTATAAAAGTCCTTGCAGATTTCTTTATCTTTCCGCTTCTCTTTCTTCGATTTCATCAATACACCTCTTCCAGATACTGCTGCAGCTCTCCGATTGTATAAAACAATAATTGTAGATTTTCTTCATGCAGCACATATGCGCTTTTTCCTGCAATTCTGATTTCATCAATTTTAACATTATATACTTTTTCTAAGGTCGTTCTCCGCATTTTTCAACCTCCTCACTGCCATCCGGAAAGCAAACCACAACCTGCTGTTTGTATGTATACGGCCGTCTATGCTATTGTATTTTTTCATCGGTTACCTCCCCGCGATAGAAACGGTTTTCTTTAAATTCTATAAAATCTAAACTTGTTTCACATGAATCTGCATATGACTTAAAACTACCTTTAGGGTGTTCTTGGCTGGGTTCAAAAAGAATAACTATTTTCCTATACCATTTTTCCTTATCATCCCACACCCACATACCTTCATGCAAATCTTCAAATTTTAGAGGCGGATTGTTTGTGCGGCTCTTATACTTTGTATACACGCCGTTTTTAAAGCATTGTTGTACTCCTATATAGCACATTTTATCTTGCTGTATGCCAATGGCACATAAATCACATACGCATCTTACTTCACTCATCACCATTACCCCATAGCTCTTTCATTTTATTAAATTTTGCAGGAACGCTTTTCATACATTCCACGAAGTCGTCAGACGGTATCTGGTCTATGCACCCCATAAGAGAAGCCTGTACAAAGAGAATTTCTTTCTCTGTCAGGAAGCATGCAGCCATTTTAGCAAATGTGAGAATAACTTCTTCAAGTGTTGCGAATGGTTCAAACACAACAGCTTGACCATTTTTCTTATATAGCTTAATTTCAATATCACCTATTATTGAAGCTTCTTTCAAATCTTTTACACTTCTTAATGATTCGCTGCCTTTGTATGCTAATTCTGTAAGTTTATTCATATTCATACTCCTTAAAATGGTAGATCATCACTGGCGATATCCAGTGTACTGCTTGTAAAGTCATTGGAGTAGGACTGCCCGTTGTCACTCTGGTAGCCCTGATTGTTTCCCTGTTCCGGTATATAGGCATGCGCATTGCTTGCGGCAGCGCTTTTGCTTTCCAGAAACTGTACGCTGTCTGCGACAACTTCTGTTACATAAACGCGTTTACCACTCTGATCGTCATAGCTGCGAGTCTGGATTCTTCCTTCCACACCGACCAGTGAGCCTTTATGCGTATACTGTGATACGCTGTCCGCAGTCTTGTTCCAGACGACAGTGTTGATGAAATCAGCATCCGGCTGTCCCTCTTGCTTGAAACGGCGGGTGCAGGCTACTGTGAAGCTTGTAACGCTGACACCGTTTGCAGTTTTACGCAGCACTGGGTCTTTTGTAAGCCTGCCGACTAATACCACTCTGTTGATCATAAGCTCACAACCTCCAGCAATTCGTCATTTTCATAAATATTTCCAACGACTTCAACGCTTTTCTCGTATTTTCCAATGTTCACTTCTAATAATTCTTTGATATCATATTCGTATTCTCTTGATATTTCACCGTCGATTAAGTAACGAGCACTGAATCCGATGTCATTCCACACAATTACAAACAGATTACATCCATTAACAGTTTGGTGTATGTCTATGATATCTCCCTCATAGATTTCTTTGCCATTCATGTCTTTTAATCCTGTATATTGCATGACGATAAATGCACGTTGCTCTGGTGTGCCCGGAAAAATCTCCCATGCAGGAAGATTCATGATGTCACCCCATTGCAGCATTCTGTTTTCTATTAAATCCCATACTCTAAATTTTAATACTTTCATTATTTTTCACTCTCCTAACGCAGCCTATATAGGTTGCCATTCTGCAACGCAACCATTACATTACTAAATCACTCCACCCAATGTCTTATTAAATTTAATCAATAAGTCATACGGAAACCCATGTGCTGACAGGTATTCGAAATACTTTTTTGTATCTTTAAACGACTTTATATTGTCTGTATGTCCATGCGTATATTGAGTAAATATGATTTTTTCAAGTGCTTTTACATAATCTCTCTTTTCGATTTTTCTTGGTGCTGATCCCATGCATATTCTGTTTTCCGTCAGCATGTTTGGCATGGCGTATTTGTAAAGCTCCGTATCTTGGCCTTTAAACTCCTTGTAGCAATATGCATAGATGCTGTCAACATTGTTAGTTTTATACGTCATGATGTAGATAGAATTGGGAAATGAAATATTGTACGCTGTGTTTTCGTACGTCACTATCCTTTTATGCTCTTTTTGCATGATGACAACACAGTTATTTCCTATCCCGATTATCTGATCACTATACAGTACGATATCCCTTTTTCTATTTTTTTGATCCCTGTTTTCAGCAAATGTTTCCAGTTTTTCAATCAAGTCATCAATCTGTATGGCAGAGAAATATTCTCGGTTTCGCGCATTATCGTATTCTAGTATTTCGGCATCAGAATTAAGGTCGTTAATCCTCACTATTAACTGCTTCAAAATAACACCTCCCTCATACTGCTCCTACTCCTCAACAGCATAAACAAATAATCATCTGCTTCCATTTCATTGAAAACGCTTAATTCATTACCATCTAAGTTTCTGACCTTTTCACTCAGGACTATCTCATCATAGATATCTTCCACATCCTCTGCATTTAATGTTATGTCTGCTTCTCCATAGCCGGAACACCCAAAACCTCCATAATAGAATAGTCCTGGGCATACCTCCGAAAACCCCATTGTGTTTAATATTTGATAGATTGATAAATATGATACTTCTCTTTCATCCACAACTATAATCGCTGAATAAAAATCATAATCATATGTCATGTCATCAGCGTCATTTGTTTTAAGTATCTTTATCAGTTCATCGTCTGTAATACCTGTAAATTCATCCTCTAGATCATGCCAGTTTTCTTGTAAATAATCTGCAAGTAACTTTTCATTGGTATATCCTGATAACCTTCTTCCTCTTTTTGTATATCGGAAAAATGTTTCAAGCATGCCTTGCCCGCAATCAGAAATTATAAACTGCGTTGTCACGCAGGATAAAATTAACTTTATGATTACATTATCAATGGCAAAGACATCCGTCATATGGTAATCTGCTATCAAGAATTCAAATGGGTTTATTTCATTATCTCTGATTATGTAACCATTCTCTGAGATGTTGTCCATGAGTGTATTTACAAGTTCGTTATCTTTGCACCGTTCCATAAATTCCTTAAAATACCACGCAACACTGTACTCATCAATTTTTACAGAATCAGTAATGTATCTCCTCAAATCGTTTAACAATGGTAACACCTTCTTTCACTTCGCCGTGAACTATTGAGCTGATATGCTCCAGCAGCACCGTGGCCATACGAAGGTTTGTGACAAGGTATTGCGTATTACCAATAGCAGCCTGCGCCTCACAGCTTTTATCCGCTGGGTGTTGGTCATTAGATAATTTATAGCAGTCACTCCTTAAAGCTCCTACCTCGTTACTTTTCAGTTTTGCTTTTACATATACATTGCCCTCGTATTCGCTGTTTGCGGAATCTAGGTAGATGCATTTATCTAATTTGCGATACGTACTTTCCAACAGGAGACGCGTTTTATCATTATCAACACATCCAACAAGTACCGGCACAAAATCCTTGTATTTCTGCAGGAAAGAGATAATCTCATCTTTTGTTACATATTTATCTACGGCCTCACAGATATTGCCGTAAAAAGTGTTGATTTTCTTAGACAATGCCAGCGCCTTGTTTTCGTTGATATCATGTTTCTGATATGACTGACGTACCATGTTTTTTTCTTCTACTGTGTCACCATCAATAATGGTCATACGGTGTGGCGTGTCAATCAACAGTTTAGGTATGTCTCTGGCCAGGAGGGAGCCGGTACCTCCTACTCCCACAATTACAAATAGATATTTCATACTTACCCTTTTTTGTGCTGCTGGAATACCGGTACAAGCACGTTATCTTTTTCCATGTAATCGTATGTCACATTGCCAGAAAACTCGTAGAATCCATGCTGCAGCATTGCCTTGGTGATCTCATCCGTTGTATATTCTGTGCCTTCCTCAAAGATATGTGACACGTCTCTTTTCTCGGCTGCAAGGTAGATTTCAAACGGATACTTGTACTTCTTTCCTTTGGGCTTATCCTCTTTTTTTGCAGCAGTCTTTTCGGCTTTCTTCTCTTTCTTTTTTGGCTTTTCTTCGACCGCTTTTGCTGTAAGCATACTCATTAAATCCATTACACTACCTCCCTATCTGGCTGATTTATATATGCACATACTGCTGTGGTTTCGTCTTTATTAAAAATCATCATTCTATCGTTAAAGCTTAGTACGATCTGATTCTCTTCCTCCAGTTCTACGATTTTTAGCACATCATCAATATACAATTTGACATTTAATTTACTTCCCTTTGCTAGTTCGCTTTTTACAACAATATCAAATTCATTAGTTTCTGACTTAGCCAAAAGATGCAGTCCAACATTGAAAATCATTTGAACCTCAGAAGAATATCCTCTTAGCATTTTTAGTGTATCAATAAACTGCTTTTTATCTACAGCTGCTGCACAGATTTGCTTTGTATCTAGCTTTGGCATGTCCATCGCTACAACGATAAGTGATATGTAAAATATCCCTTGCGGGCCGATGAACGCAGCTCTCTTGCCGTCCGTCATGCATGTTTCTGCTGAGCTGATGTACTTAAATGCTTCTTTAGGTACACAAATCGGCTCTGCAGCTCCTGTCTCCGCTTTACGCATGTAGATGCACTTGGAGTTTGATATAAGATATCCAGATGGTGTTATATTTACACCGTTTAACTGGATACGCGCTTTATCATTCCCGACAAACTTCTCGCCTGCAGTGAAATCACACGGCTTTACATTCAGCTGAATAGCGTTATCTCCTAAACTTGTATCTGGAATCTTCTCTTCTTTCATGTTTGCGAGAAGGATATTGCCGTTTTGGGTTTTTATGTGTATCTTGCTGTCCTTTACTTTTAAATCAAAATCACTCAGCATGGATAAGGTCTGGTAATCTTTTTTACTTAAGGTAAATTCTGTTTTACCGCTGTCTTTATCCAACAAATATTGATTTATAATGCCGTAATCAATATCAGAGTTGTGGACATTTATCTGCTTTCCATCAATCACAATATGGTTTATGGTCATAGCATCGCGAAACATGGATCCGTTTAATTTCATAGCTCCACCCCACAATCCATTGCCGATAACTGACCAGCTGCTACCTTCGTCCTTTTAGTTACAATCAGCTCATAGCCTGCAGATGATAGGTAATTGATCATGTCGTCAGCCGGCATCACCGCACCGGTATCCAGATAAAGCAACAAACCTTTATCTCCTGCATCATATTTATTCAGCAGCCCACATACATCGCTGTAATCTCGCAAAGCGATTCTTTCGGATGCCAGAAACGCATCCTTGAATGCTTGTTCAACTTCTGACGGCATTTCCATCGTTCTGGCCAAATAGTTCACCATTTCCTGATCGCACACACGAGATTCTTCCAGGAATAAATTCACACATTTTGTTATCTGCGATATATCCATGTTGTGCTGCTTGATCAGCTTACCTGCTTTTAAAAATTCTTTTTGAGTCATTTTATCTCTCTCCTTCCTCGTCATAAGCTGTTTCTGAGTTCTTCAATTTTCCTGTCGAATTCTTCCTCATCAAATTCAGGATCAGTTTTAATTAAATCTTGATTATCCCACCATGCTGGCAGTTGCTTTTCAGTGGAGCCAGTTTTATTAGAATTATTAGTATAGTTACCGTCAAGTATCTTTGCTAAGTTTGTATCCTTTAGCATCCAGTCAAATGTCGCTGACCAGTTACGATTGTTAGCTCCCTTTAAAAAATCACTTTGCTCTGCCAAAGAGAAGGCCTTTTGTAAATCGTCGGCTGTGTATGTCTTAAGTCTTGCCTTGATGGCTTTTTTACGAGCATCAGATAATTTTGTAAGGCGAGGGAACGACACGCAAGTGTTGTTATACATATCAGCGATTTGCTGATAACATATATCTTCTTTCTTTTCATTCTTATCATTCTTTACATTCTTATCATTCTTGTTTGTGTTCAACTGTTGTTCATTTGATGTTCGCTTGTTGTTCAACTGTTGTTCATTTGATGTTCGTTGTCCTTGGTATTTATCCCAATTTAATACGGTAATCAAGGAGTATTTGTTAGTCTTTTTGATGTTCAACATTTCCATTTTTTCAAACAAACTCAACCATCTAAACAACGTTAGTCCATCAACACGTCTGTCTTTCTTTACATCGTGATTAAAATCGTCAGATAGAGCTGATCTGCCGGTGATAAACTGCCCTGCCTTTAGCTCTATGATTTGATTACCTACCACCTGCGTTTTTTCGTCATGTGTCGCTTTCATCAGACACATAAGCCATAGCTTTAGTTTGTCCGAATCAGCCCACACAGGGGTATCTGTAATTTGTCTGTATAGCTTTATGTATCCTTGTTTTGACACATTTCCTCTCCTTTAAAAATTAGCTTTCTGCGATTACAATCACGCACTTGCTGTTGTCTATCTCAATGCGCGTTTCTATGCAGGTAGTATTTGCATTTACAATCTCAATCGCTATTAAATAATCATTCAATATCTGCTCAGGTACTGACCTCTCAATGAGGTTTTTAACTTCTTCCCATTTCATAATTCCTCAAATTCCTTTTCTTTTCGCTTTAATTCACTCTTTAACATTTCTCGTAGTTTTGTATCAATTTCTTTCGTCGTATAATTTCTGTATTCAGCGTGCTGTCTGTGCACACCGTTCCAAATATAAAGAGTTTCGTCCCCTAGCATTTCTCTTATGCAGCAAATTTCTTCGTCCAGTTCCACTGCCTTGTCCAAAACTTCTTTATTCATTTTCACGTCTCCTTTATCTTAATACCCTTTAATTCTGCCATTAGGCGCCGCTTTAGGCGGTACACAGGCGTTTTTACTCCTTTGGCATCCTCCACTATCAGTTGACCGTTTAGGTCGTTATACGTAAAGTCTGCTATGTATCTGATAGGCATACCGTACTTGCTCTTGGGTATTAACTCAAACGGCACCTGCAGGCGGAGATTTATTATCTCCCCTGCCTGCTCCAGTAGCCGTAATTCTTCGTAACGCGATGCCTCATGTTTGCTGTCAAACTTAATTCCGTCTACCTCTGTTTTGACTGCTCCATACTTGCTCTTTTTAGGCTTTGTGGGCGGTGTTTGTGCAGAGGTATACTTGCGTCCGTCTGGGTAGTTAATCATCATCAAACACCTTTAATTCGCCTTTTTTGATAAAATATTCCATTTTCTTATCAATGGCAAAAGGTGATAAGTGATTCTCTTGTATGAATACCTCATTGCCTATCGTGTGACACTTTATATGACATCCCCTGCACAAAGGCAAGGCGCGTTTACCAACATGCGATATCTTATGACGATTGTTTCCTGCACCGACCGCATCAACATGGTGTATATCGGCATGTTTCCCACATATTACGCATCTTCTTTTTAAAGCTAGTGCATATGATTGCTTTTCGTCGAATGTATATTCGTAGTCCGTAATAATCTTCTTAGCAAACGGTATCTCGTTATATATGCAGTAGTCAATAATGGCCCGTATTAAGCCGTTTGCGTAGGTCATGCTGCAGGAAGACAGACTTTCCACTTCTATTTCCATTACTGATGCATACTGTTGTTGTAATTCCATTCTCACCCATTCCGAATCATAGCCCGTATATCGTGCTATCTCTCCGCATAAAGCGAAGATAAAACGCCTTTGTTTATCTGTTATATGCCGTCTATCAATGAGCTTTATATCAACTTCCAGCGTATCTCCACAATCAAGAAACATTTCATCCGTTTGTTTTAATGCAACGGCATCTATGCAATAGACACCGTTGCGCTTATACAACTTGCTCATTGCTTAGAAAGGAAGATCATCATCCCTTATATCCAGATGACTTGCATATGCCTGCTGTGGTGTAAATCCGCCAGAAGGTGCGCTTGTCTTTTTTAGCAGCTTGTCTTCCGGAATTGTTACGTTGTCAATTTCAGAGACAGCCCTCACATACATACACTTAGTAGAAAATTTTGATTCTCCTTTATCATTCAGATATTCTTCCCTACCGAATACGCCACAGAATTTCTTTCCTTTCAGGCTTCCTTCATCCCAAGACCATATGTATCCAGGATTAGATTCCAGTATCCGGTTGATGAAAGCTTTGAAATATGGATTTGACTGTTCTGTTCCATACCCCTGATAATATGTACCTCTCCACTTTGCATTCGGGTCTTTCTTTCTATCCGCTGCAAGCATTGCACCATAATAACCTGGTTGTTTATCTTCTGGTGCGAAGTCATATGCTATAACGAGCATCTTGTTTCCACTTTTAGATACTTCTGTGCGCGCGCCAACGATTGCACATATGTGTCCGCCTAACTCAATTTTTTCAAAACTTCCAGCTTCTTCTAATTCATTCCATCCGTTGATTGGTTCCATTTTATCCTCCTACTTAACTGTTAATGACGTTTTCTCTACTAAACTACAGCCAGGCACGTCAATTCCTTGTTTCAGTGCTGCACCGATTTCTTTCTTCATCGGCGATGTTTCTGTTTTCACTTTTAAATATTCTTTAGGTATGAGAATTTCTGCATCAATAGAAACTGACTTTGTGTTTCTCGTACTTATGGTGTTTCTGGCGGTAGCAAGTTTCTTTTTACCACGCATCATCAACGCATTTAACAAGTATTTTTCCAAATGATCGACTCGCTTCTGGTCTGAATCATTTTTCATTTTAAGAGCATCGATTTCTTCTTTTCTTGCCTTGATCAGTGCCTTCACCTCTTTAATCAAACAGCCGATATTATCAGCTTTTACTTCAAATTCTTCTTTGATTGCATCCAATTCCTCATCTGTAAACAGAATCTCTCCTGTTTCTGGATCAACTCTTTCAAACAGCTGCAAGTATGCTGCATTGATTTCATATAAACTTCTCGTCATGTCAATACTCCTCCAATACTTTGATAACTTCCATAATGTCATTATCAATTTCATCCTCTTCAAATGCTCCCATAGGCGTTTTTGCTGTACTGTTCTTGGCATGTGTCTCAAATACATAGCGTCCGCCTGCAGCTTTTGCATTCAGGATGGTTGTGAATTTGCTTTCAAGACAGATTTTGTCAATCTTTTTTCCGCTCGTTTTGATGCGAGTAAACATATAACCGCTGTCATCGCGCTCTGTCTGCGTATGTGCTGTAAATATGATATTGAGATCATCGCGCAGCGTAGGAGCGGTGTCCACCATATTCCATATACACTGTGCAAGATCCATCCACTTGTCGTAGCCTTTTTCTTTGCATCTGCGCATTTCATCGCCCACCATGATGCCATTGATTGTATCAATGACTACATATTTGATTTCTGGACGCTTGTCGCTGATTTTGACAAGCATACGCATAATTTTGTCTGCATCATCGCTGACCATGTAGTTCTTATTGTCTGCATTGTATTCATTGCGCCAGCCTTTCCAGCTGAGACCTTTTTTATCACAGTCAATATATACTGTTTCTTCCGGTGGAAGATTGCGCATTGCGGTCGTTTTACCACTTCCGCTCTCTCCCATAACACATATTACTTTGCTCATACATTTTCCTCCTAAATTTCTTCCAGAAGGCCTTTCATTTCCTCCTGATAATCGTCTGTTTCAATGTATGTCTTATACTGGTTGATTTCTTTTAAGACATTTTCAATCTCGTTCTCTTCCAGCTTATCCATGACTGTTTGATACTTTGCATCGTCACCTATTGATTCTGCAAACACGAGATAAAAGTCAGTCAGTAAATGATATTCGTATGCGCTACGTAGCCTCTGAATGTATTTATCGTTTTGCTTGTTATCATCTACATACTTGTCAATATACGCCTCTCTAATTTCCTCGTTTGTAACGCCTTCGTCGTCCAAAAATTCGGATGCTAAGACAGTTAATTTCTCTATTTCGATATCACCCTGCTGTTTAGCATCTATATATACGGGTAAATCTTCAAGCACATGGTTCCTTTCGTGATAACTGATCATTCTGAATATAGCTCCGTTTATGTTTTTAATAAGAAATTTGATACTGCTGCCTTTGAGGGAATATGATACATCCTCTTGATCTCCCCATGTATTCGGTCTACTGTTGTCCCGCAGGTTCAGGCGAAACACAATTCTCATATTTTCCGTTTCAATTTTTGTCAATTTGATAGTGATGACAAAATCCTTATACTCAAACAGCGTCCATGTTTTCTGCCATAATGCAGGGTTAAGATAATTCTTGATGATAAAACTGTAGTCCATTTTCCAGACTTTTATTGCTGGTAACATATCTCTTCCTCCTTAAAATATTTCTTGTGTTGATTTTGTGCTACGCTCAGTAGCTGTCATAAGTGTGTAATCTTTGCCATCCTCGTAGATCGGGAAAACTTCATCACTTGGGGTTCTTCTCCAAGGTCCTTCACTTTCCCACACGTCATAGATACATTTACGACACATTTCTTTTCCGTCTCTCCAGTGCAGCATACCGTAATATTCCTGTTTCCCACACTTGGGACATACAATGACCTTTTTCATGATGTCATTCATATTCTGTAATCCTTTCTTCTTTCTTAGCTTCTGCATCTTCCGCCTGCAGGTCTGCCAGCTCGTCTGCTGACAGCTGCCACTCATCATCGTAGTGGTCTGGATCCATGCGGTTATAGATGGTTTTCATAATGATTCTCCAGCAAAACAATCGGGTCGCATATAACCCCCATACGCAGGGTGTTGTACATGTTGATAACTAGGTATATTGTTAATACTGCATGACCGATTACTATGTATTCCCACATCATTATTCCACTTCTTCCAATTCCGAAATCTTTTGTAATGTCACGCTTGACGGGTCCCATCCCTCGATAAACTGACAGACCTTTTCAAAATCTTTTCTTGCAATAGAACCTCTAAATCTAACACCCATATATCGCAAAATATCACCATTAAGCCCGTGCCGTAGCTCTCCTGCTTGTTTAGGATTCAAATGCCAATCACGTACCTCTTTTACTTCTTTTAGACGATTACTCACCTTACCAGATATATAGTCATACTGCCTTTTACTCAATTCCTGTTCTTCTTCATGGAAGGTCATACGCTTATCCAGTGTTTCAACCTGATACTTCGTTTCTCTTTGATCCTCGATTATGGACTTCTGAGCATCGAACATAAGTTGTAATGCTTTCATTGGATTCTGAGGTACTCTGTATCCACCTGTATGATTGATTTGTGGCAATACTTCATCAAATACCCATGATTCAAACTTCTCTGCCTGTGGCAGCTTACTTCGTGCTGTCAATCGGTATACATCACCTTCTGGGATAAATGACATTTCTAATTCTTTTGTTGGATTCTGTGGATGAGGTATACTGTGTTTTACCGTATACCTGCAATGTTGGTTTATAGCATCATTAGGTCTTGCATAACCCAACGCTCTGGCAACGTCGTTGCCGCAATAATAAATCTTTCCTTCGATTTCGGCTGTTCTCAATTCACCGAATTGCGTGCTATTAAATGTTTGTAATTCCATTTTTATTCTCCTTTGAAAAAACCTCCAGTATTATTTCTGATTCATGCTTTATGTTTTCTAATAGTTCATCATATCGGTGCTGTGGCACTTTCGATGCTGACCGATAACCCATCTTTAACGCTACCGATGTTCTGATAGCAGTCCACGAAGTGTTCCAATTCAAGTCTATCTTTTTATTGTATATTTCTTCTCTAAAATGCGTTTCCAGAGCTTTCATTCGTTCGTCTCTCACTGGTTTAGCATTTTCTAGTGCTGCATGCACTTTTTCGTCTATCATGTTGTTTAATTCTTCAACAGATAATGTGATAGTATTATCCATAAATTTTAAACTCCTTTCTGGCAATTATGTGATATGATTATGTGTAAAGAAAGGGTGGTTTTGTGAATGATATTACAATTTGGCTATCAGAAAATTGGATAGCACTTACTGCTATGGGTATTTCTCTTGTTTCCGCCTATATATCATGGGAAGGATATATGAAATCAATTGTTAAACTTGAAATCACTGCAGATGATGAGAATAACTTTTCTTTCGGATACATACTTTATACAGAAAAACGTGTGTTAATGGTTTCATCCAAAATATTGAATTTATCCACAAGCGATACAACTATTTCAAGCGCTAAAATAAAATACATGGGCAAAATTTATGAAGCGCAGGTATTTCCCTCTAATTGGACAAACACCTTCGATAAGTCAAGTTTTTTAATTCATTTTAAAAATTATTCTTCCAAAGCTGTTGTATACGCCTTAAACAAGGATAACTTGATAGGAGCCAGAATCGATTATCATGGTTCAAAAGAAGGATATTTCACTTTTTTAGATTTCCCTCTATTACACAAAGAAACTATCCTAAAAATGACTGTATTTACACCAACCAAAAGTTTTGCTTGTACTTTTATCGCTAAGCCGCTTCCTGATAAATATAAAATCAAAAATCAAATCATTCCAAAATAAGAGACAAAACGCTAAGAATAATTCCAATAATTGATAGTATAAAAGCTAATAACCATTTTCTTTCATTCACTGCAATTCACTCCCTTGCTTTTCCACTTTGTATCCCTTATAATAAAGATGAATCTTTTTATAAGGGTTTGAGTTTGGATGCTGCACTTTCGACGGATGAAGCATCCTTTTCTTTTTGTCTACGCAGACATGATCTTGTGATGATATCTCTGACACGTTCATAGATGAGCTCCTGCTCCTCTTCTGGTTCTATCGCATCATCCAATATAACTATACGGGTATTCCCTCGCATATAATCTGCAATTACATTTCCTGTCACATCCATTACATCCCTCCTTTATAAGGTATGCGTATTCTTTTGAATTGACCTTTCCTAATCTGAATCACTGATTTCAAAAATATCTTTACCTCCTGTATGATATAATGTCTGTGAGGGGAGGTGAAACCGTGAGTAAGAATTTTAATGATTTTCGAAAGTTGATAAATGATGAAGAAATAGTAGCTAAAGTTATTGATAAATCTCCACTATCTAAAGGTGTTTCGATTAGTTTTGAACCAACGCCTGAAGGTTTAGAGAAATATCAAAACGAAGTAGCAAAAGCTATTGTCGGTACAGCTATGACTGCAACTATCGACTTTCTCCAGATTTATCATCAATGGGCAAATGGCGACCTAGATAAGGACAAATAGTTTTGGCTATCTCTTTGCCATCAATCAATAATGAAATTGGCTTTTTCAAATTGGCAGATTTGGATGAAGCCTTTTTCTTTTTCCTTTTGTTCATTTTCTCACTTCCTTTCCTAATCTGAATCGCTAGTTTCAAAAAGTCCCTCTTGATACAAATCTGCCACCACTTTATTCATTTCTTCGTTTGCACGGCTAATGGTTAAATCCCCTAATTTCTTGCCAATATTTAAGACTACATTTCTGTCAAATAAATCATGGTACTTAATACAATCCAAATAATTACCACGCAGATCATCAATAAATACTTCTGTTTCTCCACGCTTCTTGCATTCTTCACACGTACAGATTTCGGATACTCTGCCAATCAATCCAGATGATAAAACAATGTATACTTCGCTTTTAATTTTGTGGCGCTCTTGTGCTTGTGGATGATTTCTTTTAAATTTGCTGAGCCCATTGTTTGTAATTTGGATTATTTGGTGGTCATCTTCAATCAACAAAGATTCTCCGTTTAAATACTTCACTGTTGTCATTTAATATCTCCTTCTTTTATTTTCGTTCAACACGTTAAACGTTATCCTCAAAAAAAAGGTTCTCAGCTTTAACTCCTAAAGCATTTGCAATTTTAAACAAAGTATCAGTTGTTGTATTCTGAATATCTCCGCTTTCTAAACGAGCAATTAAATTTCTTGATATTCCAGATTTAACCGATAATTCTTTTTGAGTTAATCCTCGTTCTTCTCGCAACTTCTTAATTAAAAATTTCACCTTTTCCACCTCCTCAGCAGGAGTTTAACATGTTAAACATATATAGTCAACACTTTTCGTTAAATCTGTTAAACTTTTTCTTGCTTTTTTTTGGTTATTTGTTTAATATATTAAATGTAAGAGAGGTATAATATTATGAAACTATCAGAAGTTATAAAGAAATATCGAATTGATAATAATAACATGACTATCGAAGAATTGGCCAATAGATGTGGTTTGAGCAAGGGATATATTTCGATGCTTGAAAATAACTTCAAACAACACGGACGACGAAAAAATATAACCCCCTCTATTGATGCTATAAAAAAACTATCATTTGGAATGAAAATGGATTTCGATTATCTTCTATCATGTATAGATGGTGAAGTTTCACTTAAGGATAATGAAGTATTAGAAATACCAATCAAATATGATGATTACTTCCCCCTGCATTATTGTGCCAATTTGTCAGCAGGAACTCTAGACGAATTATTAGATGCCGAACCCAATGCTATTGTTTATGTACCTATTAAATTCCAAATGATAAAAAAAAGGCTCCACGCATTTAAAGTGAATGGATCTAGCATGAATAACGTAATAGAAGATGGTTCCATTGTTGTAGCTGAAGATATATCCTATTTAGAAGCTGTAAAAGATGGTACTATTGTAGTCGTTTTAATAGATGGTCTAGCCACAATTAAAAGGTTATATGTAAGAGGTAGTCAAATTACACTCATGCCAGATAGTTCAGATAAGAGCCACTTGCCTATAACCATAGATACTAGCGTCAAGCAGGTAGCAATTATAGGACGCGTTATATGGCATATGAATCCAGACGACATCAATAAAACATACTAAGGAGCGTTATCATTATGACAATAAGTATTTTTGATTTAGAAAGGCGTTTTGATTTTAATAAAGAATTCAATAGATTGCTTACTCACCTTAATGAAAAAATCTATAAAACAAATGACATTTACTATGAAATTGATTTTTGGAATATCGTTAATAACAATATGAGCAGATGGCCATATAGAAATACCGCTATAACCGTTCAGGAATATCTTGAAGATTTAAGTATCGATATAAAACATTTGGAAAAATGTAATCATCTTCAGAAAATATATATTATGCAACTAGTAGATAATTTTATTCATTATCTGCATGAAAAAAATCTGTTAATAATATATGATGATGAATATATGGTGCCGTATGTTAATTTAACACAAAATATTAAAAAAATTATAGAAAAGTTAAACTATAAAAGACATATTGAAAATGATACTGTCACTTACATAAAAAGAGATGCTGATGTAGATAGCGTATTATCGCAATTTGAAGAAAACAAAGATATAAGATTCATTCTTCTTGAATATTACGATTTTAAAATAGAAAATGATGTAAGCAAAAAAAGATTGATATTAAAAAAGATTGCAGATTATTTGGAACCTAAACGGAAACAACTACGGGGCTTTAACAATAGTTTAACATACGATGTTTTCTACCTTATGAATAAAATGGACATTAGACATAACAACAACAATGAACTGAATATTCCTGATGGTGATCAAATTCGTATTCTTGACATGCTGTTCAAAATGTCTTTACATCTGATTAGAACCGAAGAAATAGTTAATATGCAAAGGGAAATAAATAAATTTAAACAATAAAAAAACACCCCCTGCGCCAACAGAGAGTGTCCGATATCAGCGCCAACTGATATCAAGCATAGAAAAATGACCTCACCAGTCGTATCTTTTTCTATGCCTCTATTTTACCACAACTAAGCATAAAATGTAAATGGAGGTATCAACATGCAATATCTAATCTATCTGAGAAAGTCCCGCGCCGACAGAGAAGCAGAGCTGCGTGGTGAAGGAGAAACACTTGCCCGTCATGAGAAAGCGCTCCTGGAGCTTGCCAGACGTCAGCACCTGCCGATTGCTGACATTTATCGTGAAGTCGTATCCGGAGAAACCATTGCGTCCAGACCGATGATGCAGCAGCTTCTGTCTGAAGTGGAACAGGGTGTATGGGATGGCGTATTGGTCATGGAAGTAGAACGTCTTGCAAGAGGTGATACGATCGACCAGGGCATCGTAGCCCAGGCCTTCAAGCTGTCCGATACGAAGATCATCACACCGATTAAAACATACGATCCAAACAACGAGTTCGATGAAGAGTATTTTGAGTTTGGACTTTTCATGTCCCGCCGTGAATATAAGACGATCAAACGCAGACTGAACAACGGCAGACAGGCATCTGTTAAGGAAGGCAAATATGTGGGCAACAGGCCCCCATACGGTTATGAACGTATCAAGATAGAGAACGACAAGGGCTTCACATTAAAACCGCTGGAGAAGGAAGCACAGGTCGTAAGGATGATGTTTCGCTGGTATGCATATGGAGCACATGGCATCTCCACCATTGCTGATCAGCTGAACGAAATGGCCATTCCATCCAAGACCGGTAAACAATGGGTGTACCCTACTGTCAGAGATATCCTACAGAACCCGGTCTATGTTGGCAAGATCCGCTGGGGGTGGAGAGGACAGCGTAAAAAAGTAAAGAACGGCTCCGTATCTGTAAGCCGTCCCCGCAGTGATGACTACCTGCTGGCTGACGGTATTCATCCGCCTATCATTGATCAGCAGCTCTTCGACCAGGTCCAGAAGAAATTCTCCATGCATAAACCACTGCCGACCTCCGCTAGAGAAATGAAAAACCCACTGGCAGGGCTTGTGATCTGTGCGAAGTGCGGTGCCAAGATGCAAAGACGTCCTTATCAAAGAGAAAACATTCGAACCGGGCTGATTTGCCCCAACAATAAATGCAGGAATGTCAGTGCACCTTTTGATGATGTTGAACAGAAGCTCATCGAAGTTCTGGCAGAATATATCAAGGAAGAAAAACTGAGAATCAGCAATGGCCACACACAGATCGACGACAGTGTTCTTCAGATATTGCAGAACCAGCTGGCTGATCTGCGGGAAGAGACAGTGGATTTGAACAAGCAGAATGATAACATTCACGACTTTCTGGAAAAAGGTATCTATGACGTGGACACCTTCCTGCAGCGTTCTCAAAAGATATCCTCCAGAATAACAAAAATCGAAGAGAAGCAGAAGACACTGCAGCAGGAGATCATAGAAGAGAACAAACGCATTGAAAGTGCCACCAGCATCATCCCGATGACAGAGCAGCTTCTCTTGCAGTACGAGAATATGAGTGCCCTTGAAAAGAACTCCATGCTGAAGGAAGTCCTGCGCTGTGTCAAGTATGAAAGAGAGTGTTCCATACGCGATGGAGGCACCGCAGATAATTTCACGCTTTACCTCTACCCGAAAATCTCCCATAAATAA